CGTACTCGGCCATCGGTTTGATCTGCTCGTCGAGCTCGGAGATGCGCTGGCGCACACCCTCGAGGTTCTTCCTCTCCGCGTCGACGAGGTCGCGGCCCTCGGCCTCGGCCCGGTCGAGCGTGGTGTCCATGAACTTGAACTGTTCGTCGCGCTCCTCCTGGAGCCGCGACAGCATCGGATTCGACACGTGATCCCCCATGAAGAGCAGCCAACGACAGACGGCCATTGACGTGCCCGGAGAACCGTGGTGTCCCCTGTTCGGGGGCCGGCGGGACGAGCGGCGTGTGATGCCTCAGCTGATACTAGATCGCCAGCGCCGCCATCGTTCGAGCTCCGTGCGCCCCTGCGGGCGTGCCCCGGAGTTTCGACACGGTCGGGCGGTGCGCTCGGACGTGGCCACCAGGGTCACGCCGGCGCGCTCCCACAACGGCACCGGTACCAGCGAGACCTCACCCAGCCGGGCCTCGACCCGCTCGACGAGATCCAGGCTCGTCACGTCGTTGGGGTCCCACTCAGTCGCGCCGGTCTGCTCCCAGGACGAGAGGATCGGCACGTAGCCGATCGACAGCCCGGTCAGGTGCCCGTCCTTGGCCATCTGCGCGGCGCGCTGCGCATCCCCGGACCCGTCGAGTTTCCACGTCCCCAACAGGCCGTCATCGGTCTGGGAATCCCACTCGAACGAGGAGCCGATCGGCCAGGTCTGATCGTCATGGAAGAGCAGCAGCGGACGGGCCGGGCCGGACTCCTTGAGGTTCTTGTCGAACAGGCCGGCGCGCAGCTTCTCGCGGAAGAACCAGCGGATCGCCACGTCGCCGTACGGGCAGGCCATGCCCTGCATCATCGTGTAGCCCAGCGTCGTGTCGACCTCGGTCAGCTGCGCACGGAACAGCCGGACCTCCCGGCCACCGCCGGTGACCGTACGCCTCGTATTCATCCCGATGTCCCTTCTACGGGTGCGGTGTCCACCGGCGAGCCGACCGCGGGGCCGGCAGGCTCGGGCGGCCAACCCATATACGCCCGGGCCTCCGGCACGCTCATGAGCGGCGGCGAGGCGGTGGTGGCCTCGACCAGGGTGTGGATCGACGAGGCCAGGTCGTCGCGTTGCAGGAACTGCCGGTCGAAGACAACGTTCTGCCCGCGCGGCAGCCAGGACATGGACCACACCTGCTCGAAGGGCGAGAGGACCGGGCCCAATGTGATGCGGAGCAGATGCGTGTACATCGGGCCCGGCGACTTGTACGTCAGCCCGGTCGACTGCCCGCCCAGCCAGAACGGGTCCATGCAGAACATGTCGGCGATGTCGACGAGGGAGAACTGGCGGGCCTCGGTCATCTGCGCATCCGACGGCGACCACGCCAACGGGATGACCTGGGTGCCGGCCGGCAGGATCGCGGGCTGGCGGCCCGGGCCGAGATACTTGGCCATCCAGTCCACTTTGGCCTCGTCGGCCTCGAGCTGGCCCAGCCGCGGGTTCGGGGTGATGACCGCCGCCGACGGCACGGCGCCGTCGGCGAGGTTGCGCCGTTCGTACTCCTCCTGCATCGCGACCCGGTCGAGTGAGGCCAGGTGCTGCTCGACCACGCCGACACCGCGGGCGGGGTTCGACCGGTCCGCCGAGCGCTTCACGTGCACCACATCGTCGCGGCGCAGCTCCACCCCGCCGACGAGGTACTTGGCGTTGGTCCAGTCCCGGTCTACGACCGCGATGTCGATCCAGGCGGCGGGCACCCAGACCGAGGCCGCAGGCCAGTTGCCTGGCCCGCGGACGGTGATGTAGTTGACCGCGTTGCCCTCGCACAGGTAGTCCTCGACCTGGCAGCCCACGAACCAGGACCGGGCGCTGTTGGGGTCGGGCTGCTCGAGCAGCCGCGGCCGCGGCAGCGGGGTGATGCCCTTGTAGGCGTCCATCGGGGCCTGGGAGATCTGCCCGGCGATCACCCCGACCGCCTTGCCCACGGCCGGGATCCGCATCGCCGAGCGCACGTCGTACACGGCCGGTGTGCTGGCGAGCGCGGCCGCCTCGTGCGGCCACACGACCCGGTTCCACGGTTGGGTGATGGCTGGCCCGTCGAAGGGCGCGCCGCCGGCGGCCGCGCTGCTGCGCCCCAGCCTCGTGCGGCCGCGGCGGCGCGGGCTCATAGGCCTACCGGATCTTGAACCTGATCGGCGGCGGTGTGTGGTCGTATGCCCACAGCGCCAGCGTAGCGGCGATGATCGGCGCGACCAGCGCATCTTCGACGCGCCGCCCCCACAGCCACCGGTCGCCGACCTCCCGTTTGATGACCGCCTCGGCCGCGGTGTCCATCGCCGGGTGCGGCCGGTAGCGGGTGGTGCGGTCGGCCAGGCCGCGCAGGAACCGGGGTGCGGCCGCGGTCACGTCGTCGAAGGTTGCCGGGTGCAGGTCCAGGCCGGTCAGCAGGCACTCGTCGCCGACGTCGCCGGCGGGGCCCTTCGGGTCGTACCAGACCGCCCACGGGTCCAGATTGCGCACCAGCTCGGCCAGCCGGGCCGGCACCCACGACACACCGGGTCGCACGTCGAACAGCTCGACGTGGCCCACCCCGAGGGCATCGCGCCAGGCGCCGACGATCGCCGCCGACGCGCCGTCGATGTCGGCGTCGAGAGCGAGCGCCAGTTGCCCGCGGCCGGGCAGTACGGCGACCGCATCGGCGGCCAGCGACCAGAGGATGGCGGGGATGGCCCGGTCGGTGGTGATGCCGGTCCACCGGTTGCCGTAGGCGCGGGCGAACTCGTCCGGGCTCATGAGGGCGGCGGCGTCGGCCAGGGCGCGGGGGCGCAGGGTGTAGCCGTTGGCGGGGTGCGCGCGGGCGACGGCGGCGAGGTCGGCCGGGTCGACGTCGTCGGCGATGCCCCACTCGAGGTAGGCCATGCCGGTGGTGGCGCCGGCCTCGGCGGCCAGCCGGCCGGCGTCGACGAGGCCCTTGAACCAGGTCGACTTGTAGTTGCCGGCCGCGCTGAAGATCCACAGCTGGCCGTCGACGGTGGCGAAGGTGGGCACGATCGCCTGCAGCAGCTCGTCGCCGCGGACCTGGTCGAAGGTCCAGGCCTCGTCGATGTTGACGAGGCGGTTGCTGGTGGAGTGCAGGGCGTCGTCGGACGGGGCGAAGATCGCATAGGCGGAGCCGGTGGGGAACTCGATGGCCTCGGATCCGTTCGACTCGCGGATCTTCGTGAATGGCGGCCGGAACGGTGAGCGGCGTACCCGTTTGGCGAGCTTGAGCAGGGTGTCGCGGGCGTGGCGGCGGTCCTGCTGGGTGTACCAGCACGAGGCGTCGGGTTCGGTCAGGCAGACGTGGGTGGAGTTCGAGCCGGAGAGCACCGTCTTTCCGGCCTGGCGTTGCACGGTGATGACCACGATCGGGTGGGCCAGCTCGCCGGTGACGGGGTCGATCTCGCGGGCGACGTCGATGGTCTGGTCCTGCCAGGGCATGAACCGCCAGCCGAGCGCGCCGGCGACCTTGGCGACCTTGCGCCCGTAGGTGGGTCGGGTCGGGTCACGGGGTGTTGCCCACCGCGGCGCCGCCGGGGTCGGGCCGGCCGAGGTCGGCGAGGAACCCGGCAAGCTCGCCACGGTGTGCTCCTCGAGCGGTCGGGTCCAGCCGTAGGCGGGCCAGGGTTTCGCGGAGCTCGCCGGCCAGGCGGGCGGTCACCCACCGGTCGTCGGCGCCGGCGGCCCCGTCCAGCGATGCCGCGAGAGTGCGGGCGAGCGCGACGAGGCCGGCGTCGAGGGTGCCGATGGCCTTGTCGGCCTGGGCGGCGCGGACGGCCTTGTCGACGGCGAGTTCGACGCGGCCCTTGCGCGGCTTGCGCGGGTCGAACAGGGCCGGCTGGTCGGCGGGCCGGCGGGGCACGGGCTAGGGCTGGGCGAGGATCATGCCGAGCCCGATCGCGGCGACGATCGCGGCGAGCATGATCAGGATCGTGAGCAGGCCCAGCGCGCGGCGCAGCCCGGCGGGCTCGACGGTGCTGCGTTGGGTGTGCTGCAGATCCTCCAGCTGGTCGGCGATGTCGGCGAGCTGGGCGGTCACGGCAGGGGCGAAGCCGTTGGCCAGATAGCCGGTGCGGTCCAGCGTCACCTTCTGCGCGCCGCCGGCGCTGTACCTGGCACCGGACGGGTCGATGTCGTACTCCCAGACGTCCTTGGCGCTCACGTCTTCCCCCTTCGCCCGCGCGACGATGTCGGGCTTCTGCGCTTTGATGTTGTTGCCGGGGCACTGTGAATGGCCCCAGTTCTGCCCGTTCTCGGCACCCATGCTGTGGTGCCCCAGGCCGCGCCCGTCCGGGCTGTCACACACCTGCAGCGGCACCCCGTAGACCTGGTTGGCCCTGGCCAGGATCCGGGCGCTGGCGTCGAGCTGGGCCTCGGTCAACGGGTCGGGTACGAAGCCTTCGTTTTCGATGCTCAGCCAGTGCCCGTTGCCGGCGGCCTGGGTCCAGGCGGTGATGTCGGTGTCGACCATCTGGGTGATCCGGCCGTCCTTGGCGACGATGAAGTGACTGGACACGTTGGCGCTCGGGTTCATCTGCCAGGCGATGGTGCCCTCGTAGTAGCCCTGCGCGATGTGCTCGACCACGCCGCGCTGTTCGATCATCGGCCCGCCCGTGTTCGGGCAGCCGTACTTCGGGGTCGCGATGTCGGTCCACCAGCCCACGTCACACCTCCAGCAGGGTGCGGTAGCAGCGATGGCACCGCATGCCGAACCGGAGCTTGCCGCCGAGCTGGCCACAGGCCAGGCAGGCCCGGGACCGGGTGACGCGCCCGCCCATCGCCTTTCGACGCGGCCGCTTCGGTGTCCGCCCCGACGGCGGGTCCAGCGGCATGCCCAGCCAGATGCGGACAACATCGGCGAAGGCCCGCCGTTCGTGAACGTCGAGCGGTCGGCCGCTGGGTACGATCCGCTCCCGCACCCGGGGCATGGCGAACATCGGCAGCACCGGATCACGATCGGTGTCGGCGTGGTCGGTCAGGCTCAGCACGGGTCCAGCCAGACCAGCTCGGCGCCGTGCGCGGCCAGGCCGGCCGCCAGATCCCTCTGCGTGCCGAGCACGAGGACCATCCGTTTCTCGCCGCGCCACCGCAGACCCTGCATCCCGTCCGGGAAGCTCACACCTTGGCCGATCACTCCCCCGTCATGGCGGACAACGAACCGTCTCAAGCTCAGTCTGTCCTTAATGGACGGATGTAGACGCGCTTTCATTCAAACCTCTCAATTATATAATTCATCTCGCCGGGATCCCCCCTACCCGGGAGAGATATCGACAA